TCAGAACGTCCGCGCCTTGCGCAGGCGGTAATCGTCGCCGGGCATGCGGATGACGGTACACATTTCAAACAGACGAGAGCGGGCCCGGGCCCCGATGTGGTCCACCAGAGTTTTGCGGTACTCCGGCGTACCCAGGGCGGATCGTTGCATGAAGGAACTGCCGGCGTCCGGTTCGGGCAGATTGGTGGTGGCAATGAGCGCTTTGCGATGGTTAGAGCGGTGGGTCACGATGGAGGTGACGGTGTCTTCGACCCAATCGGTGACGCGCTGGGCGCCGAGATCGTCGAGGAGCAACACCTCGGTATCGAGGGCGGCGCGATAGGCTTCACGGTTGGACGAATTGGAACTGGAATCATAGCCCGCGCGGATACTGTTGAGCAGCGTCTGGTAATCCCAGAACAGGCACTCGAAGCCTTTCTCGACGATTTTGCGCAGGGCGGCTACGGCCAGGTGGGTCTTGCCGGTGCCCGGCTCACCGACCAGCAGCAGGCCCGGGCGGCTTTCATTGGGAAAATCGCGGACAAAGTTTTTCACCGCCAGCAGAACATTGGTGAGCTCGCGGCGCGCGATGGGGTTCTCCGGGCCGGGGACACTGAAATTCTCGAAGGAGGCATTGCGGTAGAGCGGCGGGATCTGGGCGCGCTCTTCGAGGCGGCCGGCGCGGCCCTCAGCGCGGCAGGCGCACGGCTCGGCGCCGGAGACGTTGGCGCGCTCGACGATGATCCAGCCCGTGCCACCGCACTTGGCGCAAACGGTTTCCGTGGCCATCGCTCCTATTATCGTCCAGGGCGGTGGGGGTGAGCGAGGTGGGCAGTCGGCCCGGGAAACGACAAGATTCCGCCCGGAAGCGGGCGTTGGCAAGCTAAAGCATGCCACACCTGGATACACTGAAAGTTCCAAGGGAATCGCGAAAAAAGAATGTGCGGGATTGCGGGATTCACGCGTCTGAGCGGGGTATGGGACCGGGAAGTGGCCGGGCGGATCACGCAGGCGTTACATCACCGGGGGCCGGACCAGCAGGGGACATACGAAGGCAGCGAAATCACGCTGTGCGCGGTGCGTCTGAAGATCATCGACCTGGCCGGAGGCGACCAGCCGATCGTCAGCGATGACGGCGGCACGGCGATTGTCTTCAACGGCGAAATATACAACCACCGAGAGATCCGGCGCGAGCTGGAGCGGCTGGGGCACCGCTTCCACTCGCAGTGCGACACCGAGACGGTGCTGCGTGCGTTTCTGGAATGGGATACGGCGTGCTTCGAACGGATGCGCGGGATGTTCGGGGTGGCGCTGTGGTCGGAGGCGCGCAGGCGGCTGGTGCTGGCGCGCGACCGGATGGGGATCAAGCCGCTGTACTACTACCGCAGCGGCGACGATTTGTATTTCGGGAGCGAACTCAAGGCGATTCTGGAGCACGGCCAGATTCCGCGGCGGCTGGATGAGCGGGGGCTGGACCGGTTTCTTTCGGTGAACTACGTGCCGGGCGACCGGACGCTGATTGAGGGGATTCGCAAACTGCCGCCGGGGCACTTACTCGAATGGAGCCGAGGTAAGTGCCGGGTGGAGCGGTGGTGGGAGTTGCCGCGGGAGGGCGCGCGCCGGTACTCGCTGGAGGCAGCGAAGGAAGAACTGGACGGGCTGCTGCGCGAATCGGTACGAGAGCACCTGGTTTCCGACGTACCACTGGGAGTGTGGGCGTCGGGCGGAGTGGACTCGTCAACGATTCTGCATTATGCGGCGGAACAAAGTGAAAGCCGGCTGAAGACATTCTCGATTTCCTTTCGCGGCCGAAGTTTCGACGAGAGCCAGTATTTCCGTGAAGTGGCGGAGGTGTACGGGACGGACCACCACGAATTGGACCTGAATCCGGAGACTGAGCTGGAGAGCACGATTGAGAATTTCGCGTATTACTCGGATGAGCCGAGCGCGGACGCGGGAGCGCTGCCGGTCTGGTTCCTGTCGCGGATGAGCCGGCAATACGTGACGGTTGCGCTATCGGGAGAAGGCGCGGATGAGTTGTTCGGCGGGTATGAAACGTACCAGGCGGACCGGCTGGCGAAGCCGCTGCGACTGACGCCGCGGTGGCTGCGGCGCGCGATTCACGGGGCGCTGGAGCGATACGTGCCGGTGTCGGACGAGAAGATCGGGTTGGAGTACAAGCTGAAGCGCGGGATAGAGGGGAGCTGGCTGGATCCGGACGAGGCACACTTCTTTTGGAACGGGACCTTTTCGGGCGAGCAGCTCAAAGCGATCCGGCGCAGCGGCGGCGACAACGGGCTGGCGGAGCTGGTGCGGGAGGTGGCGACAGGCAGCGGCGGCGTGGTGGAACGATATCTGCGGGTGGATCAGAATTATTACCTGCCGGACGACATCCTGTACAAGACGGACCGGATGAGCATGGCGCATTCGCTGGAGGTGCGGCCGCCGATGCTGGATCACCGGATCGTGGAGTTCGCGGCACGGCTGCCGGTGCGGTTGAAAATTCGTGATTGGCGGCAAAAGTACGTACTGAAGGAACTGATGCGCGGGAAGCTGCCGGAGCGGGTTCTCAGCCGGAAGAAGGCCGGGTTCGACATACCGACGCACGACTGGTTCCGGCGGCCGTTGCGACGGCTGCTGATGGATACTCTGACACCGGAAGCGGTCAAGGCGAGCGGCATCTTCCACGAGCGGGCGATCGAGGCGCTGATCCGCGACCACATGGAGAAGCGCATCAATGCCGGATACCATCTATGGGGCCTGCTGACGCTGTTCCTGTGGATGAAGCGATGGAAGGTAGAGATCCAGCGGGAAACGGTGACACACGCAGCGGTGGCAGGCGAGTAAGCGGGCGCGCTACGCAGCACTAATACCAACCGCTCCCTCACGGTCGCGGCTCGGATGCGTTCCGAAAGAAGGATAGTCGAGCCGGGCATGCCCGGCCCCTACGTCGCACGCAGGCGATGTAAATCGTCTTCACCAGCGCAGGAAAAAGATTCTCTCGTGGGTTTTCAATAAGTTGAGAAGCAATTCGGGGCAGGCGTGTGAGCGCCCCGATGATACATTCAAAACGGGAAGAGGGTTGCGCGGCTTCGCGAATCAATCGCGAAGCCGATTTTTTTTGGGCAGACGATGGCAAGCAAGGTGAAGAGAGACGCCAAAACGAATTCCAAGCCTTGCGAGGATTGCAGCTATTATCAGGAGCTCAAGCAGAAGCTCAAGGTTTCGGAAGTACTCGCGAGGGCCATCGCCAAGTTTGAGGAAAGGATCACGGAGACCGATTTCAGCCCATCGGTTGCGGATTACATCAAGCTCGTACAGATGAAGAAGGAGTTAGAAGAGGCGACCGACGAGGCGAAGGAGATCAAAGTGACATGGGTCGAGCCAGTGACGTCCGACTCCGAGAGATAGCCTATGATCCACTGCCCTCCCAGAAATCCTTTCACGACCTGACAGCGCGTTTTAAGGGATTTTCGGGGCCGATCGGAAGCGGCAAGAGCCAGGCGCTTTGCCAGGAGGCGATCCGGCTGAGTTACTTGAATCCGAGACGGATGGGCCTGCTGGGGGCGCCGACCTACCAGATGTTACGGGATGCTACGCAGGCGACGCTGTTCGAGATATTGGACAGCAACCGGATTCCGTACGAGCACAATAAGGCGGAGAACACGCTGCGCATGAAAGACACGGGGTCGCGGATCGTGTTCCGGCCGGTAGATGAATTCGAACGGCTGCGCGGAACGAACCTGGCGTGGTTCGGGCTGGATGAGCTGACCTACACGCCGGAGGCGGCGTGGCTGCGGCTGGAAGGCAGGTTGCGGGACCCGAAAGCGCAGCGGCTATGCGGCTTCGCGGTGTGGACGCCGAAGGGCTACGACTGGGTGTACCGGAAATTCGTGGATGGACCCACCAAGGGGTACGGGGTGGTGGTGGCGCAGGCCTACGAAAACCGGTTCTTGCTGTCGAGGGTGCCCGATTTTTACGACCGGCTGCGGGAGAGCTACGACGAGCAGTTTTTCCAGCAGGAGGCGCTGGGTGCGTACCTGAGCCTGAGCGGAGGCACGGTTTACAGCTCGTTTGCTCGGGCACAAAACGTGACGGAGATGGGCCCGGACCAGAGGCTGCCGCTGCTGTGGGCATTGGACTTCAACGTGGACCCGATGAGCTCGCTGGTGGTGCAGATCGCGGGCGGCAAGGTGCGGGTGCTGGATGAAATCGTGTTGCGGAACGGGACGACGATGGAAGCCTGCGAGGAATTCCTGAAGAAGTATCCGGAGCATTTGGCAGGCGTTCACGTTTACGGAGACGCGTCGGGCAACCAGCGGCAGACGACGGGAGCGTCGGACTACGAAATGATCCGCGAATACCTTCAGGCGCACTCGGGGATGGCGCTTCAGTACCACGTTCCGAGAGCGAACCCGAGCGTGCGGGAACGGATCAACTTGACGAATGCGAAGCTGCGATCGGCGACGGGAGAAGTCGGGCTGCTGGTGGACCCGAAGTGCAAGGAACTGATCAAGGATCTGGAGCAAGTGACTTACAAGGCCGATTCGAATGCGATCGATAAAGATCGGGACCGAATGAGGACGCACCTATCGGACGCGTTGGGATACCTGTTGTGGCAGGAGTGCAGAACGCTTCCCAGAATCGGGGAGCGGCGGGAGCGATTGTTCTAATCATGGAGACGATCAACCGGGAGCATCCGGAGTACATGGCGCGAAAGGCAACGTGGCGACGCTACAGGGACCTGTACGCGGGCGGCGAACAGTTGCGGGCGCGCGCCGCGGAGTACCTGCTGCGGCGGCACAAAGAACCGGGAGAGGTTTACCAGGAGCGGTTGAGCCGGGTGTTCTATCAGAACTACATCGGGTCGATCGTGGACTGGTACGCAGCGACGCTGATGCATCGCGAACCGGCGCTGATGCTAGAAGGGACAGACGCCGGGGCGAAGAACTTTTACAGCCTGCTGGCGAACGATTGCGATTTGAAGGGCACAAGTCTGAGCGAGTTTTTCCGCAAACGATTCGTGGAAGCGCTGGTGTGCGGTTCGAGTTACCTGGTAGTGGACTTTCCGCGCACGACGGGGCCGGCACTGACGAGGGCGGAAGAAGACGCCGCGGGGACCTCGCGAGCGTACCTCGCGGATTACGGCGCGGACGAAGTCATCAACTGGAACTACGACCCGAACGGAGGGATGGACTGGGCGGTGATCCGGACGTCGTGCCTTCAGCAATCCCAGGTGACGGATGCGAAGTGGGAACAGGAGACGCGCTGGATTTACTACGACCGGGAGAACTTTCAGGTCTACCGGAAAGCGGGCGAGGGGAAGCCGGTCGAAAGAATCGACGAAGGGTGGCACGCGCTGGCTTCGCTAGGCCGGGTGCCGCTATTCCAGATGCGGGTGACAGAGGGCCTGTGGCTGATGAACAGAGCCGCGCTGCTGCAACTGGAGCACTTTAATAAGTCAAACGCGCTGGCGTGGGCGCTGACGATGGGGCTGTTCGCGATGCCGGTGGTGTACTCGGAGCGGGAGTGGAACCAGATTGTGGGCGAGTCCTATTACATCCAGCTTGGACCGGAGGACCGGTTCGGGTGGACGGAGCCCGAGGGCAAGGTCTACCAGATCGCGGCGGACAACCTGGTTCAGATGAAGGATGAAATCTACCGGGTATGTTACCTGAACAACCAGGCGATGGGAGGGGCATCGAGCACGGCCAATCAATCGGCTCTGGGCAAACAACTGGACTTCGCGACCACCGCCGAGGTGCTCGGAGCATACGGAACAGCGGTGCGGGAAAGCATGAAGCGGGTGCTGTGGGCGGTGGCGGCAGCGCGGCAGGACGAGGTCTCGATCGATGTCGCGGGGATGGACGAGTTTGACATCAACGACTTCAGTACGGAATTGGACGACGCTCAAAAGCTGCTGAGCCTGGGTATCCAGTCACCCACGCTGACCAAGCAGATTTACAAGCGGCTGGCGAACCAGTACCTGGCCGACGCGCGGCAGGAAGTGAAGAGCCAGGTGGCGGAAGAGATTGAGGAGGCGGCGAGATAAGGCGGCCGAAAGCGCGGGCTGCCTTACCTGCGTGCGCGAGGACAGCGGCACAAGAACAATCTGCGAGGAAATTCGGGGGGAGGGGTGTATGGAAGGAACCGACGTTCAAGCGATCGTGCGGCAGGCGATCCAGGAGTTTGTGAACAACGAACAGGCCAAAGCCGAGCCGGCGCACAAAGCTGAGTTGCAGGAAGAGCGACGGCGAAGGGAACAACTGGAGCGCCGCGTCAACGAGCTGGTGGAGGAGAACAAACGCAGCCGGCTGGTGGCGGAGGAGGCGGAGCGCGCATCGGCGGTGCGGGCGGAACTGCAGCGTCTGGGGGTGGCGAAAGTGGATCTGGCCTTTAAGGCGGTGCAGGACGAGATCGTGCGGAGCGAGGACGGACGGCTGGTAGCACGGGGCGAGGGCGGAGAACTGCCGGTTCGCGAGTACCTGGCTGCGTTCGTGAAAGAGAATCCGGAGTTTCTGCCGGCGCGCATCCCCGGGGGGAGCGGAATGGCAGGGATGCTAAAAAGCCCAGTGGGCGGAGGCGAAGCGGTGACGCTCGAACGAATCCGGCCGGGCATGAGCGCGGAAGACATGCGGCGGGTACGAGAAGAAATCGTGCGCGTGGCGTCGCAGACCTTAAAGGGTCTGTAGTGACAAGCCCGGCCAGGAGGCCGGCAAGTAAAAACGAGAAGGAGAAAGAATGGGAGCAATTACAACCAATAACGTCGCAAGCGCGATTGTGAAGCTGGTAGCGGCGGACGCTTTGCCGGTGCTGGTAGGAAACCTGGTGATGGGCAACCTGGTCAATCGCGATTACGAGCCGGTGCTGGCAAACGCCGGGGATACGGTGAACGTGCCGATACCGCCGACGATGCAAGCCAACAACATCGCGGACGGCAGCACGGTGACGCCGCAGAATCCGAGTCTGGGCAACGCCCAGATCGTGCTGAACACGCACGCGGAAGCGACTTTCCAGATTCCGGACGTGACGAAGGTGCTGGCGGTGCCGGATCTGCTGAAGATCTACATGCAGCCGGCGGTGGCGGCGATCGCGCAGAAAATCGAGAGCGACCTGCTGAACCTTTATGCGGGTTTCACAACGAACACGCCGGTAGGGACAGCAGGTACGGCGTTGACGGAAGCCACTATTGACGCGGCAGAAACGGCCCTGTTCATGGCCAAGGTGGCTCCGAGCGAGCAGAAGTACATCGTGGTGGACGCGGCGGCCTATTCGGCCTGGCGGCAGATTCCGCTGTTCGAGGAGTTCCAGACGGCGGGCGCGGCGGGCCTGGCGGCATTGATTGACGGGACGATCGGCAAGTACAAAGACTTCTACGTGTTCCGTTCGCAATTCGTGCCGAAGACGGGCAACAACACGCACAACCTGGGGTTCACGCGGGATGCGATCGGCCTGGTAGTTCGCCGGCTGCCGCAGCCTCTTCCGGGAACGGGAGCGATTGCCGAGTACGCCGAGCTGGGCAACTTCGGGATGCGGGTAGTGATGAGCTACCAGCCGAACACGCTGGCACAGCAGTTCACGGTGGATGTGCTGTACGGGTGCGGCGTGCTGCGCAACGAATGCGGCGTGCAGGTGAACACCTAACGAGGCAGAGCCATGAAGCGGGCCGGCGGCGGAGGAAAGCGGTCAGCCGGCCCGCACAAGACGCCAGGAGGGCGGAATGGATCTAAGACTGTACTACCAGAAGATACGGGACACGCAAGCGAAGATCGCCGATCCGTTTCCGGTGGTGGAGAGCTGCGAAACACCGGATGGGGGCACCGCGGGCAGGCTAACCGAAGTGACGCCAGCACTGGCAGCGAAGTTGATTGTGGAAGGGTCGGCGCGGCTGGCGAAGGAGGCGGACGCAGCGGCCTTTCGCGAGGCGCGCGCCAAAGCCAAGCAAGCGGCGGATGAAGCCATGGCGGCGGCGAGGGTGCAGATGACGTTCCTGCCGGTGACGGAATGGAACAAAATCCAGGACGCGGGGAAACGCGCCAAAAACCAGGCATAAGGGTATGGCACTATTCACGGACGGACCTCCTTGCAGCATCGAACACCTGGCGATGCTGGACTCGCAGTTGCAAAGCGTGGCCAGCATCGAGGGGATCGATGTCACGCACAAGCTGGAAATGGCGCACGAAGAAATCGGTCTGGACCTGCATGCATTGCTGAAGAGGACGAGTCCGGCGGATCGCCTGTTGTGGGCGGTGGTGAAACCGAAATTGGAAGACGTGGTGGTAACGGCGGCGCTCAAGCTGTGGTTCGCCTACCGAACGCTGGAGCTGGTATACAGCGACGCGTACAGCAGTCAACTGAACGACCGGTACATGGGCAAGCGCGATCAGTTCCAGCAGATGGCGGTGTCGTATCGAGAGCGGCTGATCGAGGCCGGAGCCGGGATGGCATCAATACCGGTTCCGCGGGCGGCGACACCAGCACTGGCCGCGTCGCCCGGGAGTTTGCCGGACAACATTTATTACGTGACCGCAGCCTGGGTGAACCGGGTGAACGAAGAAGGTGCGAGCGCGATTGCAGGGGCGATTACGACGTCGTCCAGCTCATTTTCGGCGCAAATCGGGCCGGCACCGGCGAACGCCACCGGCTGGAACGTGTACGTTGGCAGGGATCCCGACGGCATGACGCTGCAGAACAACTCGCCGCTCGAGGTTGGGGCGGCCTGGGTGCAGCCGGTGTGGATCAGCGCGACGGGACGCAGGCCGGGGTGCGGACAGTCTCCAAACTACGTGCAGACACTGGCGCGGATCATACAGAGGGGCTGATGCCGACAACGATTGGAAGCACGGTGACGGCCAAGACCGTACAGTTGCTAACCGGGACCAGCGGCGTGAATCCGAGCCTGGAGGCGTTAGCCCTGAGCGGCGAGACAGCGGTTGCACCGTTGGGGACGGGACAGATTCGCACTGAGAACGTAGCGATCGAGCTGGTGGAGCGGGCGACCGCTACACAGTACCCGGCGGTGAACGTCTACTGCGAGAAAATCGTGAGCCAACTGGTGGAGAAGTTCCGGACGTTTTCCGGGGTATCCCAGATGGCGATTGAGGTGCGTCACTCGCAGGACCGGGTGGACGGGCTGCAAGACACGGTTGAGCTATACACAAGCGCGGTGACGCAGACGCTGGATGACAACCGCGGAGACTGGGGTGGCGGAATGTACTATGCGGGCGGGTATCAGGTTATGTTCGGGCCTGTCAAGAGCGGGGGAAGGAACTTCGTGCAGACGGCCAAGGTGACATTCGAGATTGGAGTGAGTATTAACTAAGATGGCCTCTTACATTTCCTCAAACGCAAATCGCTTCTACACGGCGCTGGAAAGCGCGTACGGCAGCGTGGCGGCGATCGTGGCAGGCAATCGGATTCCGGCGCTCAAACTGACCGTTCAGCAGCAGCTCGAGGTCACGAGCCGGAAAGACAAAACAGGAAGCAGGACATTTCCCGGACTGCCGGCGGGCGGGCGGCGACGCACGAATTTCGAATTGCAGACATACATGACGAGCTGGCAAGCAGCGGGCGGTCCGGCGTACGGGCCGTTGTTTCAGGCGGCATTGGGCGCAGCGCCGCTGGTATTCAATGGCGGGATGGTGGCATCGTACTCGGGCACGACGCTGGGTTTTGCGGCGCCTCACGGGCTGAATGTAAGCCAGGCGGTCTCAAGCGGGGGAGAGATACGATTTGTGACGGCAGTGGTGGACCCGAACACGGTGCAAATCAATGCGCCGTTTACCGCGGCCCCGGCGAGTGGAACGACGATCGGCGCCACGGTGACTTACCAGCCGGCGACCGAGTTGCCGAGCGCGAGCGTGTTCGACTACTGGGATCCGGCGAGCGCGGTGCAGAGAATCCTGAGCGGCGCCGCGGTAGATCAGATGGAGATTCAAATCAACGGCGACTTTCACGAGTTTCATTTTAGCGGCGTCGCGCAGGACGTGCTGGACAGCGCAAGCTTCACGGCGGGGGCGGGCAATTTGATGAGCTTCCCGGTGGAGCCGGGGATCGGGGCATTCGACTATTCGATCGTGCCCGGCAACCTGGGCGAGGCGTGGTTGGGAACCGAACCAGCGCAATTCTTCACGGTGACGGAAGCATCGGTGGTGCTGAAGAACGGGCTGGACACGCGGTCGCGGGAATTCGGATTCAGCCTTCCGCAAGCGATCTCAGCGGGACAGAGAAGCGTGCAGGCATCGATCGGACTCTACAGCCAGACTGACAGTGCAACACCAGCGCTCTACCAGGCGGCGCGCCAGCGCGCACCCATCAGTGTGATGTTCCAACTCGGCCAACTGCAGGGCCAAGTGATGGGCGTGTACTTACAGAGCGTGATCCCGGAAGTTCCGCAGTTTGACGACAGCGCGAACCGGCTGCAGTGGGTATTCAAGCCGTCGCGGGCGCAGGGCACAGTGGACAACGAAATCGCGGTCGCGTTTGGATAAGCATGACATACGAGAGTGTGAAGGATGTCGATTCGAAGATAGCGCCCGGAGTCAGGTTTCGCGTCGCACGAATGTCCTTTGCGCGGCGCATGGAACTGATGCGGCAGGTTCGGGAGTTGGCCCGACGAACAGAGTTTCTAGAGGCCGGCAAGGAGCCGGGAGAAAAAATGGAGGCGGCGCTGGTGCAGGCGGAGGTCGACCGGCTGTACCTGATGTGGGGCCTCGTAGAAGTCTCCGGCCTCGAAGTGGATGGGGCGGAAGCAACGCCGGCAGTGCTGGCGGAATGCGGACCCGAGGACCTGTTTCGAGAAGCGCTAGCGGCCGTCAAGGCCGAGACCGGCCTGAGCGGAACAGAACGAAAAAACTGATCGTCGCCTTCCATTTTCAGTTTTCCAACCAGGCCGGGTGGAGGTGCGACGTCTGCCGGAAATCCGGCCTGGAAGCCAAGCGCAGGTGCGGGTGGCTGCCCGCAGTCGAAAAGGACGGGCCGCCGGTGTGGGCACGCAGAGCGGTAAGTCTGGGCACGTGTCCCAGGTCGTTGGTCACTGCGGAAAGCCAAACAACGGTCGAGGAGTTTTTCATTCGAAGGCGGCTGGGCCTGATGCACGAAGAACACCTCAGCGCGCGACAGGTGGAAGCGTTCGCCATTCTCGAAAAGGAACTCGCAGCGGAACTCAGGTATGAGCAGCACAACGCAAGAGCAACTTCTTAGGTTCTTCGCGGAGGCCGCCGGAACGGATGTTTCGGGGATGCCGGCCGCAAACGCCATAGCGGGATCAACCAGCGGCGTGCTGGCAGACGCCGCCGCAAGCGTGGCACTCGGGCCAACGGGCGACGCCGCGGACAGCCAAAGTTATGCGGCGACTCCGGTGGGCACAAGCACCAGAGCGGGCGCGGAGAGTCCGGCGCAAACCTCGGGTGGGACTGGAAGCACGATTGAATCGGCGGTGACGACGTTTCTGGAAGGCGGGCTTGGGATTGTTCCGCTGGTGAGCGGCCTGATGGGACTGTTCGGCGGAGGCAACTCGGCTCCGCCCCAACTCGAGAAGTATCAACAGCCCTCTTCCATCGACTTTGTAAGCGCGGATACGCCGAACGGGCTGGCGGGGGCGGACTACGACCAGTTGGGGATGCCGCGCCTGGCCGATACGGCGGTGGGGACCACGACGACGGCGAGCACCTCCGGAGGCGGCGGCTCTTCGGCGGCTGCCGCCGGAAGCGGCGCCGGGCAGAGCGGAACGGCGTCGCCGCAGGTGACGGTGAACGTCCAGGCGATGGACGCGCAATCGATCCTGGACCGTAGCGGCGATATCGCGCAGGCGGTACGCAGCGCGATGTTGAACATGAGCACAATCAACGACGTAATCAACGATCTGTGACATGGCTTCATTCCCAACACTCAAAACCAGCGCCGTGGCGCAATATCCGGCGACCAAAGCCGTCACATTTCAGAACCAGGTGGTGCGATTTGTGGATGGCAGCGAACAGCGATACCGCGATTGCGCCGGACCTCTACACCAATGGGTGATTCGCCTGAACGAGCTGGACGAAACGGAGATGACTGCGCTGGAGCAGTTTCTAGAGTCGAACCAGGGCAGCTTCGGCAGCTTTTCCTTCACAGACCCATGGGATAACCAGACTTACAACAATTGCAGTTTCGCCAGCGATGCCATGGACCTGACTTCGATGGAAGAAATGCGCGGCCAGACCTCAGTTACGGTGAAGGAAAACCGGGGATAACTAATGAATGTCTATCCACAGCTAGTAACCGGGGTGGTGAGCCAGTTTCCGATTGTGAAGCACCGGAGACCGCGGACTGTGGTGAATGCGGCGGCAGACGGAAGCTCGATCAAACTGGCGGACCCAACCGGCGCGACCGTTGGGTGGCAAATACAGTACGCCAACCTCAGCGACATAGAGCTGGCTGCACTACAGCAGTTCTTCACGGCGATGGAAGGATCTCTCAACAGCTTCACGTTCCTGGACCCAGCAGCGAACCTTCTCGCCTGGAGCGAGGATCTGACGAACGCCGTGTGGGCGGCAGCGCCGTTTTTGACTCAGACCAGCGACGTGGCGGACCCACTGGGTGGCAGCAACGGGTGGCAATTGACGAACTCCGGAGGCGGCGCGCAGGCGCTGACGCAGACGCTGAACGCTCCGACCAACTACACCTATTGCTTCAGCGTGTATGCGTTCAGCAGCCAGCCAGCGACGATCGAGTTGCAGTTCGCGAGCAACTCGGCACAGGCGGCGCTGACCCCGCGATGGAGCCGCATCCAGATCACCGGCACGGGCGACCCTACGGCAAGCTCGATCGAGTTCGGAATCGAATTGCCGGCAGGCACTACGGTGAGCGTGTTTGGACCGCAGGTGGAAGCGCAGCCGGCGCCATCGAGTTATAAGACTGGGACGACGGGCGGAGTTTATGCGAACGCGCGTTTCCGCGATGACGCGTTCACATTTACGTCCACCGACGTGAATCATCACTCCGCAACGGTGAACATATTCTATGCAAACAGTCTCTGAGTTAAAGGAGTGTGCGGTCACCGATGCGCCGCTGGTGATATTCGACTGTGTGCTGCCGAACGGAGACAGCGAACACTGGTGCACGCACGGCATCACAGTTGGAGCCACCGCTTATGCCGCTCGCGTGTTGCAGCACAGCGCATTCGATATCCAGACGGCGTCGGACCAGGGTGTGGACGGAAGCCCAACGATTACATTACTGCTGGCGAATGCGGATTCCTATTTTTCCGAGATCGAGCAGAGTACCGGCTTCCGAGGCGCCAAGATTACCGTCAGCTTCGTGTTTTACGACTTACCGAACAACGCGGCGCTGACGGACGCCGTGGTTGTATTCCAGGGAATCTGTAACCCGCCGGACCAGATCAAGGAAGCAACGCTTCGCGTAACGGCAACGAACCGAATGAGCCTGCAGCGAGTGTTTCTGCCCGAAATACGGATCCAGCGCCGGTGCCCTTGGACATTCCCGTCAACACCCGCTCAACAGCAGGAAGCCATTAGCGGGGGATCAGAGAACAGCTATTCCCTTTACTATCCGTGCGGCTACTCGGCCGGCCTGCGGGGGGGCTGCGGGAAGCTGAATAACGGCACGCCGTTTACGTCGTGCGGGTACACTTCGACGGACTGTCAGGTGCGCGGAATGTTCACACGGTTCGGCGGAATCGAATACATTCCGCCGGTGATCGCGGTACGAGGCTACGGCAAGAACTGGACAAGTTCCGCTGTGGCCGTGAACCAGGCACGTTACAACGACTATGTTCCGATGGTGTACGGAACAGCCTGGTACTACCCGCCGGTTGTATTTGCCCGCAACGACGGGAACCTGACACGAATGGAGGTGCTGTTAGGAGTCGGAGTGATTCAGGGCGTGCTGACCGTGCTGGTGAACGGCTATCAGATACCGCTTGGCGTAAGCGGTCAAAACATGACTGGCACGGGATGGTACAACATGCCCACACTGGGGACGCGAGACGGCGCATTCGATCTGAATTTTCTGAACTCCAGCGGCCAGCCGGCAGGAGATCCCTATGGCGGTATGGCATACCTGTCGGTCGTGGTGCCGAATCAAATCAGCGACGGGAACTCGCTGCCTTCGGTGCAGGTGTTAGTGCAGGGCCTTTTAGTTCCTAGGTATGACTCTCAAGGAAACCAGCTCACCGAAGCATTCACCAGCAATCCCGTATGGATTCTGCACGACATACTGCGGCGCAGCGGCTGGCAGAGCTCGGAGATCGACTACTCGAGCGTGGCAGCAGCGGCGGCGTATTGCGATGAGCCAATTAACTCGACGGACCTAAACGGTAACCCGATCAGCATCTCCCGGTTCCGATGCAACCTGGTATTGCAGACCAGGCGCAGCGCCGGCGACGTGATACGGGGAATTCGCAATGCATCACGGCTGTACCTGACTTACGGTTCCGGGGGCATACTGCAGATCAATGTAGAGAACTCGATAGCGCTCCAACAGCCCACGCAAGGCCCTTATTCCAATAGTACTGAATCGTTAAACGGGGGATGGCCGGCTTACGAGTTTGGCGACGGGACCACGAGCGTCTCGGGAATCTTGCGGAAACCCACTGGGGAACCGAATGTAGTGGTATCGTCGCGCAATATCGCAGACACGCCGAACTCCCTGAGCATAGATTTTCAAGACGACCTAAACGGCTACCAACAAGACAGCTACACGGTTGTAGATCCCGACGACGTGACCCTGACAGGCCAGCAAGTGACGGCCACGCTGATGGCGATTGGGCTACCCGATTACGACCAGGCTGCCCGGATTCTCAAATTCAACCTGGATAAGTCGCTGCAGGGCAACACGTATATTCAATTCGAAACAAGCGTCAAGGGGTTCGGGATCCGGCCGGGAGATGTGATCACCGTCACGTATCAGAAAGAAGGGTTCAATCGTCAGCCATTTAGGGTCCTCAAGATATCTCCGGCGACTAACTACCGGACGGCAGTAATCACAGCACAGGTCCACGACGATGATTGGTATCTGGACTCGAATGGGCAAGACAGCTCTGCGCCGGGAGCGAACCAGCAGGTCACAGCCGCCATGGGTGTACCGCGGCCGTTGCTGGGAAGCACGGTGGACGCGAACGGCCTGGTGCAGTTTGGCATCGCCGAGACAGACACGACGAGCAGCGACGGGACGATTCAGGCGAATCTGGCGGTGAGCTTTGTGGCGCCGGCGACCGCAACCGCGGCAGGACCAGGCGTACCGCTGATTGGCCTGGCCGCGACGATTGGACCGGGCGGGACGCTAGCGGCGAACCAGGTATTGTACTACGCGGTTTCGGGAGAGGACGCGGGGGGAGACGAAGGCTCGCTTTCATTTATCGTAACGGCGGTGATGACGACCGATGGGTCTTCAGCGACGCTGACGGGACTCAGCTTCCCCCCGGGCGCCAGTACGTTCAACGTTTACCGCGGGACTACTCCCGCCGATTTGCTGCGAATCGCATCGAACCAGACGATGGCGAAGAGCTTCACCGATACCGGCGCGCAGCCGCAATTGATTGCTCCGCCGGACGCGAATTTCGATCATGCCAATTTCTACTGGCGAATGGAACTTCAATCGGAGATGGCAGCCAGCACCTTCTCGCCAACGACTCTCGGAAATGGGAACCTCCAGATGGGCCCAAATTGTTACCAGGGCATGACGGCGCGGGTGACACGCGGGACCGGGGCCGGCCAGGAGGCAGGGATTGCAAGCAACAACGGGACGACGCTTACTCTTACAAGCGCGTTGATAGTGCCTCCGGATGCCACGAGTTACTTCGTGGTGGCGGAATCGGGCTGGCATTTTGGGGCCACGACTAAGAGCAGCCCCGTCAGTCTCATTGTCCCTAACCAGGGCGGCGAAACCCTTGAGGTGACGGGACGGTCGGCGAACGCGTCCAACGTGGAGTGCCCGCCGCTGCTGTCAACGGTAACGCGGTGGCAAATTGGCGGCAGCGGGTCAAGCGACAGCGCGGCGCCGCCGCTGCCGTTCTTTGGTCTGGGCCTCGGAAAAGGCAGCGGGACGTTGGAACTGAGCGGAGTTTCGTTCACCAGTTTGACCGACACCCAGACGATCTCAGCCGCGACGCTAGCGGTCTATTACTGGGACGAACTGCAGGGCGCCACGAGCTTCGGGCTTGCCAACGCGATCGGGGTGAGCGACACGACCTTGACCCTGAATGCTCCCGGATCTGCGCAGGCCGGCAGCATTTTGCAGATCGATAGCGAGGTGCTCGAGGTCAGTGCTGTCAGCGGTGGAGGCGTGCAATACACGGTCCAGCGTGGCGTACATAGCAGCTCGGCAAGCGCGCACGCGGCGCAGGCGGCGGTCTTTCACCTGACAGGCCTAACGGCGGTCGCAGGGTTTCCACAGGGCTTTTTCGGCAGCCCGTATAGCGGCACCTGGAGTTTTTCCGTGCCGCTTCCTGACGTCCGAGTGGCGAGCGCGCAACTGTACGTTACCAATCAAAAAGGCAACAGCCCGACGGCGAGCGCTTGTTTGACGCACACAGTAGACAGTGGTTTGCGGACGCTCTCCGGCGGGCAGTATTCGATTCAGGTGGAGGGGTTCCTGTCAGTAGACCAGTCTGCGGCACCGGCGTTGGTGGTGGACGCGGCGCACTCGGTCGGAGATATTTACGCGGTACTTGGAGCGGCGGCAGACGCGCCGGTACAACTTCAGCTCAATGTCAACGGTTCGGCTTACTGCCAGTTGGTGTTTCAAGCGAATGCAACTATTTCCAATGACGTTAGCGGGCAGGGCCTGCCGCCCTTAGCGGCTGGCGATCAAATCACACTGGCCGTTCAATCGGTAGGGCAGACCTATCCAGGTGCGGACCTCAGCGTCATCATTCGACTCTGATGGGAGACACGCTGTCAAAGTTGCGCCCCGACCGGGATCTCCAGTGTTACTTCTTTGAGCCATCTGCGATCGCGGCCCTGAGCCAGACCGGTCCGACCGGATTCACGGTCTCCGGTTGCTGGCGGAGCCAGTTTGATTGGGTGGTACTGGAATGGAACCGGGACAATGTCTTCGAATACCCGGCCCTGCGCAACCTCCCCGACGGGGACCTAAGCGGATTACAGCTATCGTATCAGGAGGTGCGCAGCAACTGCATCAGCCTTGATTCCACGTTGTACCCGACGGTGCCATGGCCTTACCTGAGGATTTGGGCAGATACAGGCGGAGCGGAGCGGATCTTCGAGATCCCTCTATTGCAGTATGCGACGCCTTTGTCGAGCGCGGTTCCCGCCACCGCGCAGTTCCAATTGCAAGGCACGCCGACAGTGGGAGACTATATTGAGCTGGCCTGGCTGGACCAACACTACAACTACCAGTTCGTCTCCGGAGACACGCTGAGCAGCGTGGCGGCAGTCTTGGCTGCGATTATCACAGCGAACCAGCAGACCGGGCTCGTTAGCGCCACGGCAGCAGGCCCGACCATTACGCTCACCTATCTGGGAGTTCCGGGATCAAACGGAAACCGGATCGGAGTGTATGGGACGGTGCACGGTGCCGGAACCGAATCCTGGGCGCCGGCCGCGGCGCTGTTTCAGGGCGGTGTGTCGCCTGGCGCGTGGCAAGTGAATCTCAACTTCGCAAACCTGACGGATTTGAGCGGCGTCTCGATTCCCGCAGTAAGTCTGACGAATGTACGGAAGCTGCGATGGACCTGGGCGGCGGACATGCAAGCGGGAGCGTTCCAACGGAGCGAGTTTTCGGTGGTCGTGTCGAATTGGACTGTCAGCGGAACCGGCCAGCAATATCAAGTGGCGGGGCCCGGCAGCAGGCGGATCGAAGACGATTCCGCGACGCTCACTTATAGCGGCAGTTGGGTTGCGGAAACAGGAAACTACTCGGGTGGCTCCATACGATCGACGACGTCGCCTGGCTCAATGATCCAGTGTTCGTATGTCTCAATGCTCGCCCACACTCTGTATCTGGGCACGCGTGCCCTTACGAGCGGTGGACAGGCCACGGTGCAGGTAGACGGTGGCTCGCCGATCCTGATCAACCTGGCGCTTGCCGGCGAGGATGTGCTGATGCGAGTATCACTGGGTCAGCAAGCCGCGTCAGTTGAACATAACATCACGATTACTCACTCCGGAACGGCGGGCACCTCGGTTTCCTTCGACTTCCTTGAAATCGCCGTTCCGACCAGCAGTGTCCCGACGTTCAGCGCGATGCCCACAACAGCGGCAGCAACGGACTGGGATACCAACCATTCGTTGGCGCTTGCTCCCGAACGAACCGCGTGGCTGGCCGAAACCCTAGGGTTGCGGGGGCGACTGAACCACTATGCGGGAGCACTGCTGTTCTATGAGCTGGCGTGCCAGGGCAATCAGTACGCATCCGCGACGATCACTTTCGCCGGACAGCCGCAGTTTGGTTCTGGCGGGATGACCGAAATCGATTTGGACGGCACCGCGCTGCAGCACTGGAATCTGATTGGCGATACGGCTGAGAGCATTGCCACCTGCTTCGAACTTCTGATCAACGCAGGTTCGACAGAGGTGTGGGCGCAAGCCAGCGGAGCCAGCCTCACGATCACTTCGCGGCTCTTGGGCTCCGCAGGCAACGGCATCGCGTTGGGCGTCAATACCAACAGCACTCAATTCACGGCCAGCTTGACGACGAACTCGCTCGTGGGCGGCCAGGATGGGACGTGGATTACGGACCTGACCGTGGTGCCGCGGATGAACCGGGCGGCCCGGGACTGGAGTCTCAGTTTTTTCAAGGCTCTGCATAGTTATGACATCAACGTCACCGCCTCATTCAGCATGGAACTCGGCAACGGCGACCAGAGCACCGAAGCCGGCATCGCCCAACGCTATCCGGACGGCACCGCGTGCACGGTAAGCACACCAGCCTTACAAACCAACTTCGGGCCCGCAAGCACGGCATTCTGGCAGCAAGCGTATCTCGACATGGCGCAGATCATGCTGAATGCCGGCATCATTCCCTATCTTCAGTTCGGCGAGGTTCAGTGGTGGTATACGGCTGCGCACGGCGGCATGCCGTTTTATGACGCCAATACGACGGCGGCATTTCAGGTGGAGTACGGGCAGCCGATGCAAGTTATCCCGAGCCAAAACGCCGACCCGACCTCCTATGCAAACGAATGTGCCTTTCTGCCCGGTCTGATTGGCCAATTCACGCAGGCAATCATGACCTTCGTTCGCCAGTCGGCGCCTAACACGAAGTTTGAGGTGCTGTACCCGCCCGACGTCAATAACACGCCCCTGAACAAATTGACTAACTATCCGGCAACCTGCTGGACGCCCGCTAACCTGGCGTGCCTCAAGACCGAGAATTTCACTTACACTGGCGACCGCAACCTGGATCTGGCGCGTCAGTCGATTCAAATGCCGCAACAGCTCGGTTTCCCACCGGCGCAGAGCAGCCATCTGGTAGGCATCAGCGATTACACAACACCGTGGAACAAGGAATGGAGCCTGGCGCTGGCGGCGGGCGTGGAATCGGTGGTGCTATTTGCGCTCGATCAGTTGTGCCTCATCGGCTACGCCCTGCCGCTCAATATGAAGACTGCTCGAGCGAGGTTCATGGGCCGCCGTTAGACCGGCACAAAGAGTGCGGAGAGGAGTCGCTGGCAAGCCTGGCAACGCTGGAGCGATGCGCCACACGCTATCCTGAATAGCGCATGAGAGTCTCCGTG